GGTCATAAGGGCGGCGTAGCCTTGGGGGAAGATGGCAACTTCCTCAATCGTGATGCTGTACTCCACGCCCTCGAACTTGTAGTTCACCGGCTGCTTGCTCCGCAGCAGATACTCTCTGAACTTGGGTTTGTCGCGCCCAAAACCGGTCAGCGGCAGACCCGCCGCAATCCGCACCGAACATTCGGGCGGCAGACCGCGCTGCTGAATTTCTTTGGCAATCGCCGCCAGCGTCAGCAGGTAATAATTGTCGTTCGCCGTCTTGTCCCGCTGGATAGGCTGCCGCCCGGAGCCACAAACAAAAAAGCACCCGCCAAACTCTAAGAGTCCTTGGCGGGTGTAGGGTTCGTGTTCTCCGTAGCTTGTCAGCCCAGCCGGGAATGAACAATGCGCTGTCTTGATAGCGTAGTAGCCGTGGTCGATGCCGATAATGATGCTCATAGTGGAAATCCTCCTTATTATAATAGGTATAAAATGGAAAACCTGAAAACAAACTGAAAACTGTCGGAAAAATCAAAAAATCCCCGCAGCCAAGGGAAAATTGGCTACAGGGAAATTGAAAACATTTTGAAAACAGCAGGATTTATTCTGTTTTTTCTCAAAAAAATTGCCCTCTCCCCTGCCAAATTCCGGAAAGCGGCAGGAAAAGTGGGCATCAAGTTGGGAAAACCGCACTAAAATGGTTGGACAACACTGTAAAACCGTGTTCAAAAATTGGTTGGCGAAATCGCTGATTTTCGACGATACAGCAAAGAAAAAAGACTGTGACATCTTTTTCATCACAGTCTTTTGGTGGGAGCTGGTGGATTCGAACCACCGAAGCATTAAGCAGCAGATTTACAGTCTGTCCCCATTGGCCACTCGGGAAAGCTCCCATATTCATTTGTGCCTCTGCCTTAACAGCGCTTGATTATTATAGCAGGATAAGATGAAAAAAGCAAGCCCTATTTCAAAAATATTTTTGTAAACGGCGGAACGGGAAACGGACGGCTGCGGTGGCAAGTGCCTTGCAACCCGATAAAAACAATGCTACACCGAAAGAAACAGTCTGAGATACGGGGAGATCACCGCCCAGAGTATTCAGCGCATGCAAATTCTGCACCGTGGTATTTTTATGCCTGCTTTTGACCGCATATTGCAGCTGGCCCGCATGGAAGAGATGGACTGCGAGTTTGTGGAGGTGACCGCCCACGAGGGTGCCCGCCCCACCCATGCGGTGTGGCAGGGCAGGGTTTACCACCGCGGCGGAGCTGTGGTGCATAACGGTGAGCGGTACGAGGATTTTGAAGCCGCTACCGGTTACGGCACCGGACCCGGCCTGTGCGGCTGGAACTGCCGCCACAACTTTTACCCGTTCTATCCCGGCGTATCTGTCCGCAATTACACGGATGACCGCCTGGCCGAACTGGATGCCCGCACTATCCCCTACGGCGGCGGGCTGTACACCCGGTACGAGATCACCCAGATGCAGCGGGCGCTGGAACGCAGGGTGCGCAAGTACAAGCGCCGTTACCTGGCCGAGACCGCCGCCGGGGTGGATGCCAGCCAAAGCGCCGCCAAGCTGAAAGCCGCCCGGCAGCAGCTGAGTGCGTTCCTGGCAGAAACCGGGGAGAGGCTGGACGGCGCAAGGGCGGAGGTGCCGGGAGAGAACTTCAGCGCCAAGAAGCAGACGGCGTATGCGGCGAGAAAAGAACAATCCGCCCTTCAGAAGCTCAATTTCGCAGACAATGTTTCGCAAACAGAAAGAGAAAGCATTGAAAAAGAGCTTTCAGTTATTCCGAAATGGCAGAAGAACCGGGCGGAAAGCATCATTGATAAAGTTGTGATGGTTGATAGAAATGCTTCTGGCAGCGGTTATAGCTACAAAAACCGAACATTATACGTACATCCCGACCGAACAGCAGGCGACATGATTCACGAATACGGCCATGCTCTTGAAATTTCTCTGAAATTGATTCATAATGAAAAATATATTGCGGTAAGACGTTTTGGACTGGAACTTTCGGATTTATCTAAAATTATGATAGATGACGAAACTTTTACAATGCCCATCACTTATCTTACCAACGATAAGTTTGTTTCTATATATCAAGGTCGTCTTTATGAAACAGAAGACTACGGTATTTTCAAACCAGATTCTTTTGAAGTTGACGAATCCATGCTGAAAGAATATTTCAGCGAGGGTTATCGTGCGTTTTATCAAGAACCAAACCTTCTGAAAGAAAAAGACCCATTGCTGTATCAATTTATTGAGGAATTAAGTGATGACAAAGAGTGAGATTTTAAAACTTCAAAATCCTTCTGAGATTTGGAATGAAATGCAGAAAAATCCGGAGCTGAGAACGGACGGCGAAGTATGGCTTTATATGACCCGGTTGAGAGCAAAAATCAACAAAGAGAAATCCACTCAGAAGAACAGAGACCCCGAAGCATACTTATATATTGACCCAATCAAGAAAAAGCACTGATTTTTAATTCAACCACGATGCACACGCACCGTGGTATTTTTATGCCTGCTTTTGACCGCATGAGGTCAAGGCGGGCACTTTTTATACCCTTTTGCCCGGCTGCGGCAGGGCTGAAACAGCCGCACAGACGGTGACGGCAACCACCTAAAAACGCCTATCTGACACCCTACACAGGAGGTAACACCCATGAAAACCGAAGATCTCAAAGCCCTTGGCCTGAATGATGAGCAGGTGCAGCGTGTGTTCGCCATGAACGGCGCGGACGTGAACCGCGAAAAGCAGGCCGCCGAGACCGCCAAAGCCGAACGCGACGCCATCCGCACCCAGCTGGACGAAGCCAACACCAAGCTGAAAGGCTACGATCCCGACTGGCAGCAGAAAGCCACCGATGCCCAGAAAGCTGCTGACGCAAAAGTGGCCGAGCTGCAGGCAGGCTATGCCGCCCAGAATGCAGCTGCCGGGCTGCACTTTACCAGCGCCAGCGCAAAAAAAGCATTTATGGCCGACCTGGCCGCCAAGAAACTGCCCCTGCAGGGGGACAGCCTGCTGGGCTTTGACGACTTTGTGAAGACCTACCGCGAAAATGACCCCGGCGCGTTTGCCGCCGATACCAAGCCCGCGCGCATTGTGGCAAGCGCTACCGGCACCCCGGCAGCCGCCACCGGCCGCGAAGAAGCAAATGCGGCAATCCGTGCCGCGTTTGGCAAATGAAAGGAGAATAACCCATGCCCAATGTTATTGATCGTTCCCGCGCTGAAGCCCTCATCCGTGAGCAGGTTGTCAGCACCATTTTTCAGGATGCCCCTAAGCAGAGCGTTGTGATGCAGCTGGGCCGCAAGATGCCCAACATGACCAGCAAGCAGACCCGCATTCCGGTGCTTTCCATGCTGCCGCTGGCCTACTGGGTCAACGGTGATACCGGCTATAAGCAGACTTCCCGCCAGGCGTGGGAAAACGTCTACCTGACCGCCGGTGAGCTGGCAGTCATTGTCCCCATCCCCGAAGCCGTTCTGGCTGATGCTGAGTTTGACATCTTGGGCGAGGTAACCCCGCGTGTCAACGAAGCCATCGGCCTGCGGGTGGACCAGGCCATTCTGTTCGGCATCAACCGACCGGCAGAGTGGCAGAACGACATTATCACCGTTGCCCGCCAGGCCGGCAACAACGTTTCCGGCGGCATCAGCTATGATTCCCTGCTGGGCGAAAACGGCCTGTTTGCCAAGGTGGAGGATGCAGGCTACACCGTGGACGGCGTTGTGGCTGCCATGGGCGCCAAAGCGTCCCTGCGCGGCATCAAGGACACCAACGGCCACCCCCTGTACAAGAGCGATATGCAGGGCACCACTCCCTATGCCCTGGACGGCGCGCCGATCTACTTCCCGGAGAACGGCAGCTTTGATACCAGCGTTGCCCGCATGGTGGCCGGCAACTTCAAGCAGCTGGTGTACTCCATCCGCCAGGATGTGGACGTCAAGATCCTGGACCAGGCCGTGATCCAGGACCCCAGCACCAAGGCCATCATCTTCAACCTGGCCCAGCAGGACATGATTGCCCTGCGCGTTACCTTCCGTATGGGCTGGGCTATGCCGAACCCCGCCACCCGCATGAACGAGAACCGCGTCAACGTGCCCTTTGCCTACATTGACGCCGCGACCGCCTACACCGACCAGACTGTGACCTTTACCGTCAAGGATAATGCCGAAAGCTCCCCCAACGCCATTGCCGGTGCAGCTGTCAATGTGAACGGCTCCATCCGCCTGACCGGCACTGACGGCACCGCAGTGTTCCACCTGCGCGCCGGTGAATATCCCTACAGCGTCAAGGCAGACGGTTACCGCCCGCAGACTGGCACCGTAACGGTTGCCGCAGCCGCCGTACCGGTTGCCGTCACCCTGCCTGCATCCAAGTAAGGGGGCTGCCATGTATGCTGATTTTACCGACTATCAGGGCGCCTACTGCGGCACCCTGATCACCACCCAGGGGCAGTGGATGCCCGCCGTGCGGGAAGCCTGCGCTTATCTGGACAGCATCACATTTGGCCGCCTGAAGTGCGGGGCGCCGGTGGATGATACCGTAAAGCTGGCGGCTTGCGCACTGGCGGATGTTGCCGCCCGCTACCAGGCTGCCAAGGCCGATGAGCGCAGCCGCCCCGGCCTGGCAGCCTTTAACACAGACGGCTACAGCGAAACGCTGAATACTGCCGCCCTGACCGCACAGTACACGGCAGACATGCAGGCGGCCGCGGATATTTACCTGCCGCGCAGCCATCCGCTGCGCTATGCGGGCCGGGATGGGAGGTGCGGCCCTTGTACGGCTGTGACCAGACCGTGACCCTGACCCACCTGCACTATGACGGCGATGCCGACCGGGACGTGAAAGAAGAAACCACCCTGACCGGCGTGAGCTGGTACGGGCAGGCAAAGACCGCCGTGGATTCCACCGGCCTGCACGCGGCGCGGGTGTACAAATGCCGCATCCCGGAAAGCGCCGCCCCCGCTGGGCTGGACATTGCCCCCGGCGACAAGATCACCTGCGGCACCGTGACCGCCACCGTGCTGGACGTGCATGACAACCGCGGCCACCCCGCGCCGCACTGGTATGTGGAGGCAAGCTGATGGGACTGAAATATGATGCCCGCCTTGACCTTTCCGCCCTTTCGGAGGCCCTGGAAAAACGGGGGCTGACGCCGGGCGGGAGGGTGCAGAAGGCGGTGGACGAAGCGGTGATCCGCTATTGTGACCCCAAGGTGCCGTTCCGCACCGGTATGCTCAAGCACAGCGCCATCACGGCAAGCGCCATCGGGGACGGCATGATCGTGTACGCCACGCCCTATGCGCGCTACCTGTACTACGGCGAGGTGTACGGCCCCAACATTCCCATTTTTGAGGACGGTGAGCTGGCAGGCTTTTTCAGCCCGCCCCACAAGTACCCCACCGGCCGCCCGCTGACCTACAACGGCGCGCCGGACCGGGGCGCTTATTGGTTTGAGCGGGCCATGGCCGAGCACAAGGATGACGTCATCCGCGAAGCCGCGGCCCTGGCAGGAGGAAGACCCGGAAGATGAACGTACTGGATGCCACCCGCGCCTGGATGCGCGCACAGTGCCCCCTGATCAACAGGCAGGATCTGTTCAACGCCAACTACCTGGGCGCAGAGCCGACCGAATACACCCTGCGCACGGCCAGCGAGAGCCACCGCACCGATGTGCTGGGGTACGACCTGGCCGAATACAACCTGACCTTTGTGGCGCAGCTGCCGTTTGGACGGGAACTAAAGCCCAACCTGGACGCTGCTGATTTTTTCGCCGCGCTCTCCGCCTGGATCCGCGGGCAGGAGCGCACCCACAACTACCCCGCTGTCAGCGGGTACCGCGTGACCAAAATCACGGCATCCAACGCCGGTGTGCCCACCGGGGCGGATGCCAACGCGGCCCGCTATCAATTACAAATCAAACTCTATCTTGAGGAGGAATAACCATGGCAGAAGCTGCTATCAACCTGACCGCCGGCCAAAAAGCTGACCGCAAACTGGACATGATCTTTGTGAACGTCGGCGGTTCCGGTACTGAGACCTGGGAACTGCTGGGCCGCGGCGTTGAGGACGCAAGCGTGGAATACAACCACGACACCGACACCGTGACCGACATCCTGGGCATTACGGACGTGAACGTGAGCGCCGCAAAGCCGGAGCTTGACCTGGACCCCTGCACCATCCGCGGCGGCCAGAAGCTGAGCGCCAAGCTGCTGGACATTGAGCGCCGCAACGCCGTAAGCGAGCTGAGCATGTTCGATGTGCTGCACGTCCACTGCTTCCTGGGGGCTGCTTCCGGCTCCTTCACGGCGGAAAAGCACACCGGCTGCACCATCGTGCCCCAGAGCCTGGGCGGCTCCGATTACGTCGGCATGCCGATGAACGTACACCTGTCCAACAACAAAACGCTGGGCACCTGCACCATTGCGGCCGGCGTGCCCACCTTCACGGAGGAATAAACAATGGAGCTGAACATTGACCGCGGCTTAAAAAGCTATGACGTCAAGGATGCGGACGGCACCCTGATCGGCACCATCCGCTTCAACCCCTCTGACATCGGCCTGGCCGGCCGCATGGAGGAAGCCCGCGCCAAGATTGCCGAAATTACGGCCGCGCCCGTGACCGGCCCCGAGGATCTGGTGGAGTGGGACAGGCAGGTGCGCCACTGGTTTGATTACATCTTCGGCACGCCGGTATCGGATGTATTCTTTGCCGGGGTATCCAGCCTGGCTTTCTGCGAGGACGGCAGCCTGGTGGCCGAAGCCGTGTTGGATGCCGTCACCCCGATGCTGACCCAGGCGGTGGAAGCCGCCGCCAAGGCCAGCGCGGCCCGCATTGCCAGGCACGCGGACGCCTACCAGGGCAGCACCGCCGGGCTGGCCCCGGAGCAGCAGTGAGCGGCTGGAAGCTGCCCACCAGCGTGACGGTATGCGGGCAGGAGTTTGCCATCCGCAGCGACTACCGCGTCGTGCTGGATGCCATCTCCGCCCTGCATGACCCGGAGCTGAGCCCGCAGGAACAGACCCTTGCCTGCCTGGAGATCTTGTACCCGGATTGGAAGCGCCTGCCGGACCTGAGTGCAGCAGCCCAGGCGGCCATGGTGTTTATCAACTGCGGCAAGCCGGTGGAAGCCGCCGTGCCAAAACCCGCCCTTGTGGACTGGGACACCGACGCCGCCATCATGGCACCGGCAGTGGACAAAGTTCTGGGCTACAGCTGCCGCCGCTGCGCCTACCTGCACTGGTGGGAGTTCATCGGGGCATTTGGCTGCATCGGGGACGGCCAGTTTGCGCAGGTCGTCTCCATCCGCAACAAGCGCCTGCACGGCAAAAAGCTGGACAAAGCCGAGCAGGAATTTGTGCGCAGCAATCCCGATCTGGTCACCCTGCCCAAACACAAGCTGACCAGCGCGGAAGAAGAATTTTTCAAAAGTCTGGGGGTGTAATGTTTGGCTGATGGGTCGATCATTCTGGATACCAGAATCAACAATAAAGGCGCCTATGCCGAGCTGAAAGAGCTGCAGGCCAAGGCCAAGAGCACCGCCCAGCAGGTTGCTGCGCTGGACAGACAGATCAATACCGCAAACAGCAAGCATCTGGCGCTTGGGAAAGAGCTTTCCGATGCCCAGAGCAAGGCGGAATCCACGGCGGCAGAGCTGGAAAACGTGAACGAACAGCTGGACAGCTTTGTAAAACGCCGCGCCGAGATCGAGAAGCAGCGGAATCCATTGCTCACCCCGGAGACAGCAAACCTGAAAGCACAGGAGTTTGTGGGCCAGCATTTTGCCAGCGACGCGGCCAAAGCGTCGGAGCTTCAGGGTGCGCTGGACAAGCTGCAGCAGTCCATTCCCGGCCTGACGGCAAAGTATACCGAACAGGAAAGCGCGCTTGCCGGTCTGCAGGACCAGCACGCGGCGTTGGCCGCACAGCTGGCGACCGAAGAGCAGGCGGTAACCCGCCAAAGCAGCCTGGCACAGTACCTGAACGGCGAAGATTCGATGCAGGCGTACTTCAACAAGCAGGCCGCGGGTATCGAAAAAGCGTATGCCAAAATTGAGGCACGCCAGAACAAAGCCTATGGAACCATGAACGAAACCGCCACGCAGCACGCGGAGCTCATTGTGGCGGAAACGCAAAAGGCCGTTGCCGCGCAGGATAAGGCCGCCCAGGCCGCCGAGCAGCGTGCCGTGCGGGAACAGGCGGCCATGGCTATGGCTGCGTCGGGTAAATCCACAGCCACCGCAGGCAAATCCACAACGATGGCGGGGAAAGCCCAGATTGCCGCGACTGCCGTTGCGCGGACCTCCAAGGCTGTGGGGCAGCTTGGCCGTAGACTTGCAGGTATTGTGTCGGGGGCACTGGTATTTAACCTGATCTCCTCCGCCCTGCGCTCCGTGGTAAACGTGATGGGAACCACGATTGCCAAAACAAACGGGGTAAGCACCGCGCTTGGCAAGTTAAAGGGTGCCGCAGCCACTGCTGCCGCAGGGCTGGCTTCCGCGCTTTCCCCTGCGATTATCGGGTTGCTGAACCTTCTCACCTCTCTGATCAACGGCTTTCTTCGTCTGCTTTCTCTCCTGACCGGGAAAAGCATCTCCAGCATGAAGCAGACCGCCAAGGGGATCAATGCCGTTGGCAGCGCCGCCGGATCCACCTCCAAGCAGGCCGACAAGGCCAAGCGCAGCCTGGCCGGGTTTGATGAGATCGAGCGGCTGGATGCCAAGACAGGGGGCAGCGGCGGAGCAAACTATAATTTTGATCATATTGCCAGCCCTCTGGGCGGGATCACGGACAAGCTGAAGAACTTTTGGAGCACCTTCCAGACGCTGCTGGCCCCCAGCGTTGCCGCATGGAGCACCGCATGGGAACAGATACGGAACGCGGCCAGCGCCGTCTGGCCGGAGGTTCAACAGGCAGCGCTTGCTTTTTGGAACGAGGGGCTTTCCCCACTGCTCACCTATCTGAGCGGCACGTTTGCCCCTGGTGTGATCAATGCGTTTTCGGAAGCGTTTGCCCCCATTGTGGGCGGTGTTGCTTCCACTGCCATTTATGTCCTGGCCGACCTGTTCACCTGGGCATGCGGAATTGGCACGGACGCCATCAATGGTGTGCTGATCCCTGCGCTTGACCTGCTTTTGCAGATCTGGCAAGACCTGATGAGCGGCATCAAAACCGCCTGGGATACTTACGGGCAGCCCCTTATGGACGGTGTGATCCTTGCGTTCCAGAATCTGGAGAATCTGGCCACCCTCCTGTGGGAAACCATTGTCAAGCCAATCCTGCAGAACCTGATCAGCGTTCTGCAGCAGTTGTGGTCCTACCACCTCAAACCCCTGTGGGATGACATTCTTTTGCTGGTGGCAAGCGTTGCCAACTGCCTGCTGGACCTGTGGAACAACCTACTGGCCCCGGTGGCCAAGTGGATCATCGCCACGTTCGGCCCCGCGTTTGCTGAGGTATTCAACGCCATTGCGGACGTTGTTGGCGTGGCCGTTGGTGCTATTGCGGATGCCATCGATCTGGCCGTTGTTGTGCTGCGTGGGTTGGCGGACTTTTTAAGCGCCGTGTTCCGCGGCAACTGGGATGCTGCCTGGCAGGCCATCGGCAACACGGTCAGCACCGTCTGGGACAAGATGACAAACGCCATCAAAACCGCCGTCAACGGCATCATCGGCTTCATCAATCGGATGATCTCCGCCGTTGTCACCGGCATCAACACGGTCATCAACGCGCTGAACGGGTTGTCGTTCGACCTGCCGGACATATTCGGCGGCGGGCATGTCGGGTTTAATATCAGCACCCTGACCGCCCCGCAAATTCCCTACCTGGCGCAGGGCGCGGTCATCCCGGCCAACCGGGAGTTTCTGGCCGTGCTGGGCGATCAGAGCCACGGCACCAACGTGGAAGCCCCGCTGGATACCATCAAGCAGGCTGTGGCCGAAGTCATGGAAGATTTGCAGGCAGGCCAGATGGCGGGCTTTGAAGCCGTGGTTTCCGTGCTGCGGGAGATCCTCTCCGCCGTGTACGGCATTGAGCTGACCGACGAGGACGTAGGCCGCGCCGTACAGCGCTGGCAGCGCAAACAGGCCATTGCCACAGGAGGCTTTTATTGATGCTTTGGACCAAAAGCGATGATTTTACCAAGGTCCAGCTCTGTAGGGAACGGTCTTGACCGTTCCGAAAACCCCGCCGTATATGCCACAACAGGATTTGCCACAGGGCGATGGACGCACACTGTGCGCCCCTACGGGATTGCGGCCCAATTTTCAACCCGTGCGCACACGCGCACACCTTCCAACTCCTCCCTTCTAACTCCTAACGAAACCCAACGGAGGTGTATACATGCATCAATCCTACCTCACTTTTTCAAGCGACACCGAGCTAAAGGACGGCTCCCTGCAGGATGCCCGCAACCTTTTGTCTCTTGCTCTATCCGGCCTGGCCGAAGCGGCCGATGAAACGACCCTGCAAACCGCCGGGGCTGCCGAATATTTTGCCGTTACGATCTGCCGCAGTACCTCTCTGTCCTGCGCGCCGCCATGGATACGCTGGACAAGGTGCAGCAGGGTGCGCAAGCCCCGGAGGAGCGCTCATGACCACAACCGCAAAAATTGAAGAACTCCAAAAGTCCGTCATCAACGCCATCAACAACAGCTGCCTGCACCCCGCTGTGGTGCGGCTGGTGCTGCTGAACGTGATCTCGATGGTGGAAGCCAGCGAGAGAGAGGTAAACAAAAAGGAGGAAAAAGCCACAAGATGACAACACATACCATTACCCTTGCCCGCCACACTGCGCAGGTGGTTGGCCTGATGGGCGTGCTGGTGCTGGGCACCTGGGACAGTTACGGCACGGAACAGCTGCTGCTGCGCCACGGCCCGGAGTGGGAGGGCCTTGCGATTGATGCCACGTTCCATAACGTCCCCAACGATGAGGGTGTAACGGTATTGGCGGACACGGACGGCCTTGTACCCGTCCCGCCGGAAGCCTGTATGCGAGCATCCAAGTACGCCACCATCACATTCCGGGGCGTGCAGGACGGTGTGCAGCGCATCAGCTGCAATCTGCCCTACATGGTGCTGGATCACGCCCAGGTGCCTGGTGCCAACAGCACCGCCACACCCAGCGAGAATGCCCAGGCCCTTACCCAGATGCAGGATTTGCGGGACGGCGCTGTAGATGCCAAGAACCAGGCCGAAGCTGCCCGCGATGGTGCCGCCAACAGCGCTGTCGCCGCCAAGGAATCCGAAACCAACGCGGGCCAGTCCGCCACTGCCGCCAAAACGGCACAGAGTGCAGCAGAGACGGCAAAAGCCGGTGCGGAAACGGCACAAAAGGCCGCTGCATCCAGCGCCAGCAATGTAAGTACATTCGCAAGCACTGCAACGACACAGGCAGCGGCGGCAAAATCCAGCGCCACAACAGCAAAGGCATCGGAGGCGGCAGCAGCAAAATCTGCCAAAGAGGCAGCCGCCAGCGCGGCAAATCTGGACAGTGCCGTGAACACGGCAACGCAGAAAGCGGCGGCAGCTAGTGCTTCGGCAGCAGCGGCAAAGGCAAGCGAGAACGCAGTAGCCAAGAGCGCAATCGCAAGCTCTGGTAGCGCAACGGCAGCCAAAGCCAGCGAGACTGCTGCCGCCAAAAGCGCAGACGATGCCAAGAATTATGCCGCGCAGGTGGCTGGCATTGTAACCAGTCAGACTATTTTTGGCGTGAATTTTTCCGGAAGCACCAGCGCTGGCACCCGCGTGGGTGCAGCCAAAGATTTTGTTTTTGTTCCCGGCACTGACACCAGCATGGGGCAGAACAGCTTCGATGCCGTCTACCCCTGGGCAGGCATGCGCCGCTGTTGCTGCACCCTGAACGCGGACGGCACCGTTAAGGTCAATGCGTATAAGGGCCAGCCCGGATACATCGAAGATGGTACTAACGGAGAGGTGCTTGTAGAAATTCCGCTATTCTATGTTTCCGGCATGCTGGACGTTGCGCCGTCCATCAGCATGTCTATGCTGCCCGGCTACCGCGCCCCGCGCAAATTCTTGAACGCGGACGGCAGCCTCAAGCAGAAATGCTATGTGCGCGCTTTTCCCGGCAGCATTGGCGCGGACGGCAAGCTGCACAGCATTGCCGGTGCCGTGCCGACTGGCAACCGGAATATCACGCAGTTTTTGGCCGCTGCCCGCAAATGGGGCGATACCTACAGCATTGGCACCAGTGCCGACTTTGAGGTGCTGGCCTACCTGATGATTGTTGTATACGGCACGCGCCATGCGCAGAGCAAGATCAATGGCTGTACAAGCTTGTACAGCACGAACCTTGCAGTTGCCGCCGCGACTGACAATGCTGCCAGTGTGGTGGTTGCCAAGGGCGCCAGCATTGAGCCTGGCATGGTGATCTCCATCGGCAGCGGCGGCGAAAACGAAGCCATCGCAAAACGTCGTATTGTTACCAGCGTGGAAACCATTGATGGTGATGCCACCAACGTTAAAGTTAATTTTGACGGCGATCCTGTAACCACAACGACCGATCACAAGGTATGGCGCATGATGCAGAGCACCGGCACCGCAAACAGTGTGATTGCCACCTGCGGCAGCCCCGTCAGCAACACCGATGGACGGCACAGTTTTGTATTTTACGGCGTGGAAAATCCGCTCTATGGCAACCAGTGGCACATCGAGTGTGACTGGAAGCTGGTTGACGGCGTACCATACTGGTGCGATGACCCCACAAAGTACAGCTGGACATCCAACGATGGCTACATTGCCCTTGACACTATGGCAATGCCGGACGAAGGTTGGGCGACCGCCCTGCAGCAGGATGATCGTGCGCCCAGCGTGCAGATCACCAAGTCTGTTGGCGGCAATTCTAGTACTTACCTGGCAGACTATTTCTATATCAATAAGGCCGGAACCCGTATCGTTCTGCGTGGCGGCCGCTCCCGCAGCGGCGGCAACGCCGGCCCGTTCTACGTCCACCTCCCGGATGGCGCGGGCGACTCCGGGTGGGACAGCGGCGGCGACCTTTCTATCCCCGGTTAAGCGGGGGTTCGGGGACCGCAAGGCCCCCACAAAACTGACCGATATTGACAGGCTGCAAAAACATAAGGAGAATGATTACACATGGTAAAAACTGAGTGCGCAGAGCAGCGCCCCCGCTTTGAGTGCGAGCCGCTGCCCGGTGGAGCAACGCTCATCCGGCTGTATGAGGATGAGCAGGAAGTCACCCGCGAGGCTGTGTCCAATATG